CCGCAAGCTAGGTTCGACCTGTCCTTCAGGACTCAAAGAAATGCGAACATACTTTAGAGTCTTACGAGTCCCGATATCACCAAAGTCATAGTTAGGCGTCTGATAAACGGCTTTAATGTTGGTAGAAGTTCCTGAGGGATTAAAGCTAGGACCAGTATCATGATTATAAACATAACCATTATAATCACCATGATACAAAACTTCAATACCGTCTGCATCAAAACCCGAAGTTAAACCGAAGGCTTGGATACCTCGGGTCTCAGACCACTCAAAACCATTTGGAGTTAAGGTACCAATCAAACCTTTAACAGTTGAATAACCCGTAACATCCTTTGAATAAAACAAACGATATTGGGACTTAGATCGCAATACCGCACTATTAATAGTATACTGATCAATCTCAGAAGCAAGAGAACCAATAAGCTGTTGGACCTGTCGAGAAACGGAGCCTAGCTCAACGTCCCCGATGCGCGCCGTACCTGCAATGGTTCGAATACCATCAGGGCTAAGGAACACAAGGTCACCACCAATTTCTTGGATGCTATAGCCCGAAAGGCAACCAACGTTATTAGTAATCTGTACAACTGCAACGGCTGCAGAGTCGTTAATGTTATCAAGTCTATGAATCGTGTTTTCACAAAAGATATATAGAGAATCACGGAAAGACTTAATACCTACAATACGGTCTGCAATGGTGACCGCACCTGATCCCGTTCCCGTAAAATCTCTATCATCATTAGTCTTAGAGTAATAAACGGTGCTAGGAGCATTTGTAATATCTACAACACATAGGTGCTTATCATGAATTTCTAGATACTTGCCTGCCGCAGGGTTTGAAATTTCTTCATAAACAAAAAGGCGACCAGCACCCGTACCATCAATATGAAAGTGTGCAACTTTATTAGGGCCCGTTGCAATGCTTAATGAACCGTATTCATTGGTCGTATGGCCCGTAGGAGCCTGAAACAATGCAAACTGTGCTTGTCCCTGTCCAACCCTAGGAAGTTCTGTTTGACTGCTTAGATTGGCTTCAGTTACGCCTGAATGCCCAGTGTTATAATTAACTTTAATCCAAGTAATACCATCTTCAGAATAATACACACTTTCATTAACAACTGCGATAACGCCCAAAGCATACGGAAACAATCCAAGAATCTTTTCATTTGCTTCGGGACGAGTGCCGCTTTCGCCGCCATAGACCGTATAGCCATTAATGCGGCGGTACCCACCATCAGGATCAACTTCAAAGTTTTGAAGCTGAGTCGCTAGTCCAGGCTGAGCCAGCATATCAAACTGGTTCAGATTGGTGTTAAGACCACCCCGGCAGGATACACCAAAAGGTTGTGACATTAAACGAACCTTACTCGGTCATCTTTCATATAGTCGGGTGCAGGCTCCATGAGGTTAGATTTCATGAGGCGTAAGCCACGACGATAATCCTCAAGGGCAAAGGCAGCCGCCTGAGAGTTTTCTTTGAATTGATGAATGTAGTAACGGGCCCGTGCAAGCAGCACCGGCTTATAAATATTCGGAATAACAATCTGGTCTGAATAATCACTTAGTTCGGTCGGAAGATTGTATGCATAGAACCAAACACGATAGACTTCATCTGGAATGGGGCTTAAGCCGACCTTGCGGTTATCGGGGCTTTTGAAGACTCGTCGCGGCTCACCCCAGTTCTGAGAGGTTGCGTCGTCGTTGTTTTCTTCTGCGCGATGGAAGTCTTTGAATTCTTCAATAGTAATATAGCGTAGATTGCGGCTGGTGTAGGGTTCTGTTGCCCCACTAACACCAATGGTAGTTAAGTAAAAATTATCCCAGTCTACATAGCCATAATCATTTACAAGACTATCAGAGCTGGGCTTTAATTCATACCAACGGGTACCAGCCACAGTCTCGACGTAAACATTACCATAAAAAGGATCAGTATCGCCGCTGTCTGCAACTGCCAGAAAGGGCCACTGAGGCTCTTCGTTAACAATGTCAAGGTATGCGCGATTAACGCAGTCCTTAACATGCTGCTGAATTCCAACTGCACCACCAAAAGTTGCAGAAGTCAACGAGACTTCATTCAACTCTCGTAGCAATTCGTTGGTTAGTTGCAGGTAATTAGCGGACATAATAAACCTTAGTTAGCTTTTTGTACGGGCTGCTGGCGCGTAGAGCTATCAGGAATCTGCTTCATGCGTTCGCATTCAAAAATGTCTTTAGATTTATAGATCATTTTAGTTCGGCATGCACTTAGGCATAGCTTCTTTGTATTGGGGTTGCGAGCCTTTCATCATGCCGCCCATAGCTTTCTTGGAACGATGTGCCTTGCCACCACACATCATGCCCATTTTCTTTTCTTTATTTTTGTACATCATCTTTTTTAGCTCCAAAGATTCGGTCCCAACCTTCAGCGTATTTTTCGGCATCACCACGAGGCGGCTTACTTAATTGCTTGTCACGGACCTTAAGTCGAAAAGGTTTGTTTGGAGTTCCTACTAGCATAATTACCTCTACTTAAAACTCCGGGGGCCGTTAAGCCCCCAGAGAACTAGTGCTAGTTTTTAGTCGATGACGTAGTAACCACCGATCAGAGCCTCGGGCCGAAGCACCTTGGCACCGTACACATGGAGGCCACGCACGATGTCGCCAAAGCTAGACGGATCGCGGATGACTTCGGTGCTGGTGATGGTCTGAGCCGTAGCCACGGCGCTGATGTGACCAGCCATGAGGAAGCCCGTTGCGTTGCTGGTAGCAGGTAGGTTGTTGGACTTGTACATGCTGAAGCCACGGAGCTTGCCGGAGCTAACGAGACCGTTGCGGATGGAACCTTGACCAGCGTTGTAGTCCACGGACAGGAGCTTCGAGGAGCTTTGAGAAAGCTGCTCGTAGAAGTCCGGGGAAGCAACAACCCAGCGGCCTTCTTCCGGTACGTTCTCAGCGTCGAGAAGGCGAGCCATGCGGGCCAGAACATCCAGCGGATCGGTTTCGCCGATACCCAGGTCGATAGCGCCTGCGCCGTCATACACACCGGAACCGAGGGCCGTACCACTATCAGCACCCAGGGTGTGGTCGGGAGCAGAAGCCGAAAGACCAGCTTGCATCTTGGCAATGACGCCTTCGTCAAACGCATCGCGCAGAGCGTAGGCAGCGGAGCTGGATGCAACTTCCTTGAAGTTCACATGGGACATGGAGGTTTCGATGTCATCCACGATGAACTTGAAGGCGTTAGCCGTATCAACAACCAGGGTGATCTCTTGGTCGGTGAGTTTGGTTTGCGTCACATCTTGGCCACGCTCGTACTGGTACACGGTGATCGTCGGCTCTTTGATGATGCGAACGCTGTCACCGAAAGCCGTGATCTCGCCTGCGTAGTCGGTGTTGGTGATTGCTTCAGCAACAGACGACTTACGGAAGAAGTTAAGAACCTTCTTGCTGTAAACGGCAGGCAGGAAGAACGAGTTGGTTTGACCCGAGACCGAGTTTGCAAAGTTCGCATCGGTATCAGTTGCCGGTTCAAAATACTGATCAGCTTGATTATAAGCCATGAGTTAATACTCCTAAAAGACAAAAAGTGGTTTAAGGGGCCACCCTGCCTTCACGAATTGCAAGATCAATCTCTTGCTCATACTTATCGTATTCGTCAATGGACAGAGCAGCAATTTCCCGCTGGGTCCAAACTTTCGGCTGCTTTGAATCAACCGCCGTAGTTTTGGTCGAAACAAAATCTGCAGCAGAATTTTTGGCAGATTGTGAACGATTCGACTTAGGCTTCGGAGCATTAATGTTAATGCCATTTTCCATTTTATAAAGATCGATAGCACGGCTTGCAAGAGTAACATTGTCTGGGTTGTTATAAATCCAACGCTGAATTTCTTCAGGTTGTTCTTTGGCCCAGCCATGAAACCGCTCGTCGCCGCGAATGTCCTCAAAGTCCGGGTGGCGGTCGCGCAATTTAGTTTCTGCGTCGCGTCGTGCAAGTTCCATTTCACGCGCTTCAATTGCTTTAAGCTTTTCTTGAAGGGCGTTAACTTGCTCTTGGCTACGCATGTGCGCTACCGTTTCAACCGTTTCATACAAGTCAGGATATTTGGATTTAAACTCTGCTAGGTCTTCTTCGCTGCGCGGAGGCTGGTACTGAGGTTGTGCCCCTTGTGCTTTAGCTAGAAGTTCTTGCTCGCGTTGTTTAAATTCAGCAATCTTATCGTCGTAATGCTTTTTGAGATCGTCGTATCGCTTCTTATAATTGGCTCGTGGCCGCTGTTCTTGTTTAGTTTGAGGGGTCTCAGAAGCTTCTTCAACTTCTTCTTGAGTGGCCTCAGTTTCAAAGAACAACGAATCCGCACTTGCTTGTGCCGGTCGGTCAGGCGTATGCCAGTCTTTACGGGCGTTGTACGGATTAGCTTGACGCTCCTCTACTTCAGTCATCATTCACTCTCCTTTTGGGGCTTGTTTTGTCTTCAAGGTAGCCATGTCAGTCGCGTTTCTAACACAGGGCTTGAACTTACAAGGTGGCCTCAAGGTCATTTTAATTTTGGTGATAAGGGTGGATTTCTCCGTGGCCTTATCGGTTCATTAGGCTAGGCATGCGGTTAGCATCCAACATCTGCTTTTTCAATTCTTCTTCGGACATTTGGTCCGTAGGAAGATTTGAATCTTGCATAGGATCATCAACCACACCACCAATAGCCTTACGCATCAAACCACCATCATAGGCCCGCTCTGCGTCATCCATCATAGTTTGCAGATTATCGGCACCAATTTGATCGGTAGCTTTTTTGGTGAATACAAATTCACCGTCCGAAAGCCGTGCGGGAATGGAGTCGGACGTTCCATCTCCAGGGCCTTCTACTTCACCAGCGCCAGAAAATTCTGACGAGGCCAAGATTACTTTGTCGAAGATCATGCTAAGTTGGTCATCAGCCTCAAGAGCATTCATCAAATAATCCATTTCGGATTCTTCAAGGCTTTGACCCAAAACAAACTCGACAAAATCATCTTCCATTTCGTCGTCAGGCAACTGCGAATCCATAACATCCTGCATATCTTCTTCGGGGATGTTAGAGTAGGTATCTTCCGGCGGCATCATTTCCATTTCCACCGGCACCAATAATGCACCACCTTCTGCTTTTTCCATACGGGTACCACCATAATATTTGTTTACATATTCTCCTAAAGCTCGTTTAAGCTGGGGAGAAACGTCAAAGTTATCTAGGTCTTCGTCAAAAATAGCACGAGCCGCACCATCAACAGTATCAAAACCAAGGAAGTCATCATTCTTTAAAGCATTAAAAAGTTTACGGCCTTGAGGAGACATAGCCTTTAGGTCTTCGGAAGGAAGATCAAAAAGGTCCGAAACACTTTCTCCTCGCATAATACCCGCTTCTTCTAAATCATTTGCAAACTGGGTGCGGGTAGACTTCATGTCAGGCGCTTCGCGGAATGCAGCTTTAG